ATAGTCAAACTTTTCATCTATGACAGATGGCATTTCGATATCAAGTTTTTTACCATCCTTATCTCTGAGATTAAAAGAAAAATCATGTTTAATTTCGTTTTTAGTAGACTTATCTACAAACTTCAAAAATAATTTTTCAATATCATCATCTTCTTTATTTTTAAATGGAAACTTTGCTTTAACACGATGAACATACTCAGCAAAAGCCCACTTGATATCCTTTCTCACTTCTGGTGGAGTGTCATTCAATCTTTTTTTATCGTCAACAAGACCACAGAATTTTTCTCTCCAAATATCATTTGGAATATTAGGAAGTTTAGTTACAGGGTCTTTATGTAGATCAAATAATTCAATATATCTCTCACGCTGCACGTTTTTGTCTCCGTAGCCATTGCTTGTACTTGTTGGATGCACGTTCTCTATCCAGTCGTCGCGCTGACTTTCTGAAATCTTCACCTCGTAAATGCTGCATCTCATGCTGGACGACACGGGCGGTCAGGCCATTAAAACGAGCCGTATCCCTCTTGTCGTCAACAGTTGACATTCTGATTCTGATCTCTGTTGGTCGCTTTACTCTTAGTTGGTAACCAGGAAACGAGAGACAACCCTCCTCTGCGTACTCTTCCTCCTCAGAAGAACTTACAATCATGGGATTGAATACAGGAATAATAGACTCTCGATTCTCAGGGTTTCCAATGATGAATACTGACCAAGGCAACCCACATTGATTAGCACTAAGACCAATACCACCATTCTCACACATGAGTTCTGCCATAGCATCTACTAACTCAGCAGGATTCACAGGTGGATTATAGAAATCAAAATTTACCGTAGGTGTGTATAGAAGTTCATTCGTGAGTGAGAGTTTATCCATTATGCTGCTATCCTTGAGAAGTTTCCATGTTTTTCAAATCTTACAATATGCCTAAAGCGATCTATGATTACATCACCCTTATGACTTATGATAAAGCAATTTGTATCTGTTGTCAAGCCCTCAAGTATCTTTAAGAACTCTTCAGTGCCATTGCCATCTAGACTTGAGTCAAATACCTCATCCATCAGAAGAAGATTAGTTGAGACAGAGTTTCTTAGTTTTGCAACGGTTCGCCATGTGAATAGAAGAGACAAGTCAATACGCATCTTCTCACCTTCACTAAACGAGTCGTAACTAAACTCATCGCGAAACCTTGACTTGATTTTTTCATTAAAGTTCTGATCAAGCTCGAACTGGACAAAGAAGCCTAGTTGCTGTAAGTAGTGATTGCATAACTTGTTAATGACCGGGATGTATTGTTTGATAATCTGAGACTTGATGCCCGAGTCACGGAGCATATCAGAACCGACACGAAACATCGTGTGTTCTTCCGTCAACTCAGTCTTGCGCTTTTGATAGTTGGTTAGTTGTTCTTTTAATTCTTCAATACTAGTATCATTATTCTTCACCTCATCTACCTTCTCTGATAGTTCAGTGATCTCTTTGTTAAGAGAAGAAATAAACTCGTTGTAGGTAAAGATGTTACGATTGTGGTCAGAGACTTGACTATTCAACTCAGAGATTTCTTTTGTAACCTCTACGATCTCTTCTAGTCTTGACTCTAACTCACCACGTTTTTTCTGTAGTGCCTCAATAGTCTCTACTGCCTCAACTAGTTTTTCATTACGAGACTTGACGGCTTCTTCTTTGAAGTGAATAGAAATATCTTGTTGACAGGTAGGGCAGTTCTCATGGTCATGGAAGAAGTCTATCTCTTTATTGTACTTCTTGACTCGTTGCTGTAGTGTCTTTAGTCCGTCAACAACTTTTCCTTTCTT